CTTCTTTCCAGAAATATTAGATTAGAATTAGCTCTCGCTCGTGAAGAGCGTAGTACAGATGGTTTGGAATTTGTTACTAGATGCAAGAATGAATATGACCGTCTCATTGAACAGTCACCCAGTGTTCCATCAACTATCCTTGCGGAGTTTGAAAAGGAATACCCACTTGACAATATGTTCACGAAGCCTGAGATTCTCGATGTCCGAGCGATTCCCAAGTTGAAACTACCAGGTTTCACAAATATAAGATCACACACGGGTTCAAGTGTCATCTCCGAATCAACAAAGGGTGGACCACTTTCCAGGATTGGAGAACTCGTAAAAGGGAGGGAAGAGTATGAAGCAAAAATAAAGATCCTTGAAGAGATGCAGTCTGAATTAGACGAAGAAGAAGAACTCACATCGGTGGTCTCTGAAGAACCGATAGACGTCGAGCAAGGTACACAAGAAGAATAAACATTGAAATGTTAGTCAACATAGCACACACCGCATATGGTAAAATTTTCCTTCTTAAAGGTTTTACGATACGTTCTTGTAGTGCGTCATTCTCGAGCACTAAATCTATGGCTTGATTAGTAAGATCATCAATGGATTCTTTCATTAAAATAGTCGAACAAAAAAAAGAACCGGTTGTGAACACAATCCACGAAAAACAGATTGATCTATTGAAGAAGTACATTCGTGAGAGGAAAAATGTCTTCATATGTGGTTCATCGGGTGTTGGTAAAACTTATGTATTGAACGCGGTACTGAATGAATCAAATAGTCTCGAGATATTTCAAGAACATCTAAAAAGTAAATCACCTTTCCTGACTTTCATAAAAGGTGCTGGGAAACATGCTATTATTGAAGACTATACATCTGAATTTAAAAGTTTGGTGGAACGTGTATCCGACGGTGAACGTCTAACGAGAGGTTCACTCATTGTGACATCTATAAATATGTGTATGTTTCCAAACTTTGAAACGATATTTATACCAAGGCACAAACCCGAAAAATTGTTAACTCTGACAGAAGATCGGTCATCGACTGCTGAAAATGCGGCCATCATGTGTAGAGGAAATATTAGAGACTTTTTTACATATTTAGAAGGCCACGACGAGAAAGATATATTTAAAACACCCAAGGAGTTTATCGCAGATGTTCTCACTGAACCGAAAACAACAAATATACCAGATAAGATTCACGAACATGGACACATTTGGGATGTATTTCAGGAAAATTATTTAGATTCTCGCGGCGTTGATTACGCGAGAGCTTCGGATGCCTTTTCAGAAGCTGATATATATGATACTTTTATGTATTCAAGTGGAGATTGGAATCTCATGCCCTATTTTATCATTAATGCACTCTCAATACCAAAGTCATCACTTGGAAAATCCCTCATAAGGGATAAGATTAGACCTGGGAGTTGTTGGACAAAATATGGAAACTACAAAATGAGATATCAAAAGTATAGAGATATTCGCACCAAAAGTGAAATTCAATTAAATATAGATGACCTGTGCCTTCTCAAAAAGTATGCTGAAAATGGAAATATAGAGCCTATGTTAGAATACGGTTTAACCCCGCAAGATTTTGATGTCATGAATCATCTCGCAGTTGGAAATAAGTTAAAACAGAGGGACGTAACAAGAGTAAAGAAAGCATTAAAAAATGCCATCGCAGAAAGAAGTCGAGAAAATCTTTGAAAATATTTTGACGGGGGCTATGGATGGTAAGGGTTCCAAGGCACTTGAGGAAGAAGAACCAGAAGTCACCAAAACTATCGGCAATGAAATCCACTTCTACGGTGAGATTACCCCTGAAAATACCCTTGAGTTTGTTGAGAGCTTCCGTAAGTTGGAAACGCACCTTCTCAAGCAAAAGGCTGATCTCATTGGATATGAACCGGAGATTCGTATTCACATTATGAGTGAAGGGGGTGATATGTTTTCAGGATTTACTCTCAAGAATGTGATTGAAAAGTCTCGGGTAAAGGTTGTGACGATTGCTCAAGGTGCTTGTTGTTCTGCGGCTACTTTCATGTTCTTGGGTGGATCAGAACGTCGCATGGGTGAAAATGCCTACATTCTGATTCATCAATTGAGTACTGACTTCTGGGGTAAATATCATGAACTTAAAACTGAAATGAAGAGTTGTGACGAGTTTATGAAGAGTCTGAAGAAGATGTATATGACTAAGACTGACATTCCGGAGAAGAAGTTTAAGAAACTGATGAAGAAAGACCTCTTTTTGTCGGCATCAAAGTGTCTAAAGTATAAGATTGCTCACGTGATTGACTAATAGTGACATAGCGTTTGTAAAGACCCAAGATACACAATATTATAAACCCAATAGCAAATGTATTAGCATTCATAGGCACGCTCGTGCGCTCTGGTGGCCTAAGTCGTTCCATTCTACCATAATTTACAACTGGCAGTGAAGACATCTATTTAAAGTTGAGAAATTAATTAAAAGTATAATGGAACGCCTTATCCGAGAAGACAAAAATGGTCGCGAAAGATTTACCGATATTCATGTGGAAGACCTCGGTGATGGAACTGCTGATATTGTGAAGACGAGCGGCATGGTTGGGAGTGACAAAACGATTGTGTCACGAACGAATGTTACGACTGGGTATGAAAAAGCTCTTGTGAGAGCTAAGACTATGTGGAATAATGAGAGAACCAAGGGAATCCAAATTCTTCCAATGTTGGCAAATAAATGGGGAGATCGCGAAAAGTATATTTCTGAACCCTTTTATGTTCAACCCAAATTAGATGGCGTGCGTCTCCTCGTCTCTACGGGAGGATGCTTCTCGCGGACTGGCAAGATTGTCAAGGGTGTTGAACATCTCACCGAGAATCTTAAGGATGGTGAATGGTTGGATGGAGAATGCTATACCCCAGGTATGTCATTTGAAGATCTCACGAGTGCTTTTAAGATGAATCCAAAGAGTTTGGAGTTCTACGCATTTGATTACTTTGACACGAATCGTCCAAGTCTGCCATTCGCTGAAAGACAACGCATTCTCAAGGGTAAAACACCGACAATGGTTGATACATTTCTCATAGACAGCAAGGATGAGATTCCCGGGTATCACAGGAAGTTTGTTGAAGAAGGACATGAAGGAATTATGATTCGTGAATCCACGAGCATCTACGAGATCGGAAAGAGAAGTAATTACCTACTCAAGTTTAAGGAGTTTCAAACCGAAGAATATGAAATCGTGGGAGCGAAAACCGGACACGGTAGAGATGCAAACGCGGTAGTTTGGGTGTGTAAAACAGGGGATGAGCGTGAGTTCACAGTGAGACCCGAAGGAACTATCAAGGAAAGAGAGCGACTTTACCGTAACAGAGATCAATGCATCGGGAAGCAACTCACAGTTAGATTTCAAAATTTAACAGCTCTCGGCGTCCCAAGATTTCCAGTGGGTGTGACAATTCGGGATTATGAATAATGTCAGTAGAAATAAATGAACACTAAACTCGCAGTGGATATAGATGAAGTCCTCGTAAAATTTGTTGAACCCATGGCTAAATGGAGAGGGATTGCTCTACCCACAAAACCCAAATACAAGTATCTCTATAGAGAAATTTTCAATTGCACAGAAGAACAATCTCAAGAAATCCTCCACAAGTTTTATCGTTCTAAAGACTTCCTCTACCTCAAACCAATCCTCGGTGCTCAACCAGCCATGCAAAACTATCGTAGAGTCTATGACAAGATGTATATTGTCACTGGTCGCCAGGATGATGTAAGAGAATCCACAGAGTTATGGATTGAACGGTATTTTCCGGCTATATTTGATGATGTCATTCTTACAAACAGTTTTACTGAGAATGAAGTCAAAAAGGTTGATGTATGTCGTGCCCTCGGTATTGGGTGTATCATAGACGACAGTATGCAAACCTGCGACGAATGCATTGAAGCTGGTATGGACGCTATAAACTTTGTGGGTGAAGATGTTTATCCATGGTGTGAGGTGAGTGAAATTAGTATGAGGGGATGGGGAAGTAATCAACGGGGTGTTGTTGAATTGTAATATTCAATATAGAGAATGACACGATCTTCTTCTGATTTGTTTTCAGCCCAGTGGGGGTAACGAGCATTCATTATGACATGTTTCCCATCTTCTTCTTCCACATCACCGAGTGTTTGGTGGTGTAAAAAACACCCCTTTGGACACTTGAGACCGAGATGATATGTAAACCTGTATCCAGGACCAACCGGATCTGTGTGTTGTTTTAACTTTACATTAGCTTTCATGCTAGCAAATGCGGCAACTTTAATATTTGAAATAGACTTTAACAACTCTGCGGTTTTTGGCGAAAACTTGGCATTCGATTCAACAATTTGAGAATCCCAGATAATAGGCCACTGTTCCCAACCACTTTGCCAACCTTTAATCCATCCATGATTACCAGTGATATACTTTGTTAAAATCTGAGATATTCCCTCGGATTTTAACCAATCTCCATACACTCGTGGTTCCTCTTGAATATAATCAGAGGGTAAAGCATCAAGTTCCGTTCTGATAGTTTCCCAATGATCTTTGAGTTCTTTGAGCTCCATTTAAATGAGACGAGATATTAGATGTACCTTCTTTTATGCAGACCCATTGTCATTGTACCACAGAATATGTTAAGTGCCAGAGAGTGTC